TGAATTAAAATCCCACGGCGCTTTCGAGTACATACCGCTCCGGGAGAAGGATATCTATCTGGCACAGTCGGTGTTCCGGATCGTGATAGACCGTGGAGCGCAGGAAGTAAAAGACCTGCAGGGAAGAGCTGAGACGCTGCACACTTTACAATGTTTCAAAGGCTCAAGCAAGTACAACAGCAAGGAAATGAGCCGGCTCATCAAGGGTGTGTTGGAAGATTGCAGAGAGGTTGGTATACCGGATGCAGATCTGCTGACACCGGATGAAAAAGAGGAGCTTAGGCAGAAATGGGGGATTGAACTATGAGCATTGATTACAGTGACATGGCATTCCCTAAGCCAAAGCGCAAGAAAAAGAAAAAAGGACATCAGAGGACGTCCGGCAGACCAAAGAAGCTGTGGAGCATATTCACAGAGGATATGGATCACTGCATGCACACCGGAGCTTACGGAGTGGAGAGGCATCATATTTTTAGCCACACATCAAAAGAAATTGAGCTTTCGGAGGATTATGGTTTTATTGCTCCATTGAGACCGGATTTACATCCAAACGGAACGAAAGCCAGTAAACAAGCAGTGAAAGTTGACCGAGACTTAAGAAAACGCTGCAAGGAATATTATCTGCAGCACTACGGGACAGAAGAGCAGTTCCGACAAGAATTTCACTATGTTAGTAAGGGTTAAACCTTTGCTATAAATTGTAACCCGTTCATGGCTGCTGTGTAGTACGTCACAAATACCTTAAGTAAGCCAGATTCATTGTCTCCCGGTAATTCCGGGAGCAGAAAGGAGAATAAATGGTAATTACAATTCCGGGCAAACCGGTTGGAAAAGCAAGACCGAGATTCCGCAGAGCCGGATTTAAGGTCATTACATATACACCAGACGAAAGCAAAAAATACGAAAAGGAAGTTGCAAGGATTTACAAGCAGAGCATAGGCGTGCTTTACACGGACATCACTCTGAGAGTTCGAATTTTAGCGAAATTTCCGATTCCAGAGAGCTGGTCTAAGAAGAATAAGGATAGGGCTTTAAAAGGAGAAATAAAGCCGAATAAGAAGCCTGACTTAGACAACATTGCAAAAATCATTTTGGATGGACTGAATGGAGTTGCATATACGGATGATAAGCAGGTGACCAGTCTGGAGATTGAAAAGGTATATTCGGACACACCTTGCGTGGTGGTCTATATTGCGGAGGATGAGTGATGGCAGAAGTAAAGTGGATAAAGATAGCAACGGATATCTTTGATGATGAAAAGATATTGCTGATAGAGGCTTTGCCAGATGCTTATGCAATTATAACAGTCTGGTTCAAGCTACTATGCCTTGCCGGGAAAAAGAATAACGGTGGTGTATTCCTGATGAATGACAAGATTCCCTACACAGACAAGATGCTGGCTACAATCTTTAGAATGAATGAATCCACTGTAAAGTTGGCTCTGAACGCGTTTGAGCAATTTAAAATGATTGAGATAGTGGAGGGAATAATCACGATCCCGAACTGGAATAAGCACCAGACATTGGATGCTTATGAACGGAAAAAAGAGCGTGACAGGCTGTACCAAGAGGAAAGAAGAGCCAAACAAAGAGCTTTGATCGAAAAATCGTCTGACAAGTCGTCTGAAAGAACGTCTGACGTCGCTGTTTCAGATATAGATAAAGAAGAAGATAAAGAAAAAGATAATAATATATATGTCCCGTACAAAGAGATCATAACTTACCTGAATGAAAAGACAGGCAAGAAACTAAGGTGGGATGTTAAGAGTAACCAGAAGGAAATAAAAGCCAGATTCAATGAAGGATACACTCTGGATGACTTTAAGACGGTGATTGATAAAAAATACCATGAGTGGGGCAGAAAGCCGACAAAAGAGGAATTACAGCGCGGCATTAAGGATATGAGGATATATCTAAGACCAAAAACCCTGTTCGGCGGTAATTTTGATGATTATCTTAACCAAGAGCAGACGGAAAAAGCACCAACAAAACCGCCGGTAAGCAGAAACTTAAATAACTTTGAACGCAGAGGATACGACATGGACTCTCTGGAAGAGCAGCTGTTGAATTCGAATTAAGGAGGAACTATGGAACCAAAGAAAGTAACGATAAATTACGCTCTGCTCTGCAAGGAACTAGAAAAGCAGGGCAAGACGAAAGAAAAATTCTCGGCAGAACTCGGGAGAAGCAAGTCTTTTGTCTGCAATATGGCAAAGAACCCGGAACAGACAGAAGATTTTGAAAGAACCATGTGCTTGCTTCTCGGACTTGAACCGGGAAGTCTGGTGAAAGAGCCAGAAAAGAAAGGGATGACCGCAGCACAGGCTCTTACAGTAATCAGAGATGAGATTTTAGAGAATCGCAGAATCATGCAGGAGAATTTTGAGAAAATCTGGAACAAGCTGAACACCAACACTGTCCAACTGGAAAAGATTAAGGACAAGGTCAACGAGGTATCTAAGACCGATTATGACAAGGCGGTGGAATGGTTAAAAGATAAAATGGCAGGTTGGCGATATGACGGAGCGAAGCTGCTCATGGAGTCGGATGCCGCGGGAATCAAACGGTCAGATGTCATGAAAGCGAGAAACGAGTTGAAAATAAAGATACAGACAACCGGATATGGAAAGAACGCGAAAGCATGGTGGAGCTTAGAAAGGGAGTAAACATGAACAGAAAAAGATACGGCTTTAGAGTCTACAGGAAACAGCCTATCGGATTGAGACACGGAAATATGGATTTGTTTACGCGCGGCATCACAAAGCGGAAGAGAAAGAATAGGGTGAGAGGGAAATGACGAACAATGATCATTTGAACAACATAACAGGAGAAATTGATACACCAGAAATCTCCGCAGTCAAGATGATACTTACAAGAATAGATGAGGATTTAGAAAACGATCTGTACGAAGAAAACCGTGATAAATACCTGAATTTGTACAAGAGCCAAAAAGAGTGGCTGGAAAGAGAGGTTGAAAATGAATAAAAAAGAAGTATTGGAGATTCGTAAACAGTTTACGCCAGCAAATTGTGCAATCACAAGAATTGCCGGTTGCTATGTAGATCATGAGAAAATCAAAAAGATGGAGTCAAAAAGCGCATTCCTGTCCTTACCGGAAGAGGACACATTCAAGTATTTTGACATCTTAAGAAAAACATTGTCCGGAAGTGTCGGCAAGAATTTGTTAAATCTGGAATTTCCGACAAAACAGGAGATGCCGGGCGGGACACAGGAATTCTTGATGAAGCTCAGAAAAAGCAAGTTGGAAGATGACCAGCTTCTGGAAGAGTTCTACGATAGGATAATCGAATTTTATGACTACAGCGAAAATTATTACATCGTCCTCATCCATGCAATGTATGACATACCGGGAAAATCTTCTGATGACATGGAGATGTACGATGCGTCAGAAGAAGTATATGAATATCTGCTATGCAGCATCTGCCCGGTTTCGTTGTCAAAGGCGGGATTGAGCTACCATGCAGAGAGTAATTGCATTCATGATCGTATCCGGGACTGGGTAGTAGGCATGCCTGACAAAGGATTCTTATTCCCTGCGTTTAATGACAGGAGTACAGATATCCACGGGGCTCTCTATTATACAAAGAAGTCAGAGGATTTACAGCAGGAGCTAATCGAACAGCTGCTGGGAGCAAGGATGCCGATGTCAGCCAACACGCAGAAGGAGACATTTCAGATGCTGATTGAAGATACTCTGGGAGAAGATGGAGATTATAAGACGATTCGCAATATTCATGATACGTTGAATGACATGATCGAGGAGCACAAGGAAGAACCGGAACCGCTGCAGCTTGATAAGACAGATGTGCGCAAGGTATTTGAACGAAGTGGTGTCTCTTCGGAGAAGATGGAGAGTTTTGACCAGAATTATGAAGAGACTGTAGGAGAAAAGGCATCCCTGCTTGCAGCGAACATTACAGAGACGAAAAAATTCCAGATTGAAACACCGGATATTGTGATTAAAGTGAATCCAGGGCGGACAGATCTTGTAGATACAATGGTTGTGAATGGAAGGAAATGCTTAGTAATAGCAGTAGATGACAGTCTGGAAGTGAATGGAATTCCGGTTCGCACAATCGAAAGGACAGAAAATGAGTAGACCAGCACACTTTCTGGATCCGTACAAATTCCAGATCGAAGAGATGGTAAAACTCGGATGCACGGATGAGCATATCTGCAGAGTGCTTGAGGATATTACCGGAAAAGAAGTGAAAAAGAGGGTAATAGCAAACAAGAGGATGTGGTTAAGAAAGATGGAAAATAAAAGAAAACAATACGAACCGTACAAGGGAGAAATTAAGTACATGATCGAATACGGACTTACGATCCAGAACATCTATGCAGCAATAAGCGAAGAGAGCGGAATCGATGCAAGTATTGAAACGTTCAAAAACTTTTTAAAAGACAATGATATGCTGCCTGAGTCAAAGAAACAGGAAGCTTCGGTCAAGGATATCTTTGGAAACATTGCAAATTACATGGAGTTTCACGAGGGCTGGGTGCGGACCAGTTGCCGGCTCAACAGGGCGATGTCGAATCCAAACCGGATATTAATGCGGAGGTATTTACAGTAGGTTATAAAAAATAAGCGAAAAATAGAAAGGAGCCAGCCTCCGGCCGGGGCAAGGGTATACCGGGCTTCTAGAAAAAATGAAAGAGACACCAGAACAAATCATTAGTAAATGTGTGAATAACATAGTCAGAGAGATAGCGAGTTGGAAATACATACAAAAATATGGATGCAACGATCCGTTCTGGCCAGATGGATGCAACATGAATCTTACAAGAAACCATATTATAAGCTACAAGCATGATATACGGGAGATGTGCGAAGAGAATAATATGCCACTGCCGGAGGGATATTACCTGCCAACGCCGCCGGAAGTTGATAACAACTACATGGCTAGCCTAAAGCAGAAAGAGAGAGTCGAAAGAATGTGCCGGTATGGAGCGAAGTTTACGAAGAAAAAGACAGAATATGACTTGGAACAAATGAGTTTGTTTTAACGGAGGAATGACTAATGACGAAAACAGAAGAAACATGGAGTGAAGGGAAGAGAGTTAGAGAAGCGATAAAATTAATAAATCATTGTATTGATATCCAGGGAAAATGCAAAAGAATGAGAGAAAAAGAAATTAAGTGGGTAGATATAAAGGGCTTTGAAGGAAGATACAAAATTAATCAATATGGAGAAGTGCTTAGCACTGGAAAAAGCGAAAATAAAACAGGAACTGGAAACTATGATAGAAAAGAAAAAATTTTAACTCAATCAACGAATAATAAAGGATACAAGATTGTTCATCTCTATAAAGATAGAAAGGATCATCAGTTGCTTGTGCATAGATTGGTCGCTGAAATGTTTTTGGATAATCCATATAATTATGAAGTCGTAAATCACAAAGACGAAAACCCAGAAAATAATTGCTTGGAAAACCTAGAATGGTGCACGCAAAAATACAATATGAATTATGGAACGTCAAAATACAGAATTGGCAAGAAGAATAGTAAAAAGGTACTTCAATTTAGCAAAGATGGTATTTTAATAAAAGAGCATTCTTCAATAATAGGAGCTGCTAGAGAATTAAATATATCTGACGGGAATATTGGAGATTGTTTAAAAGGGAGAACTAAAACAGCTGGAGGATATGTATGGAAATACGCAATATAGTTTTTAAAGCAAAGAGAATAGATAATGGAGAATGGGTGGAAGGAGATTTAGAGCATACGAAATATGATGATGTAATCTGGATTGTAGATGTGCGTGGAGAAAAGTGTTATAGATGCGATTCAGACACCATATGCCAATACACAGGACTTACCGACAAGAACGGCGAGAAGATTTGGGAGAATGA